GAAGGAGACTTCACACGTAAGGTACACAAGAACGAGAGGGTCAAGATTGGCACTGGCAAAGGCGGAAACCTAGAGGAAGAGGTTGTGGGTAACAATAGCTTCAATATTAACGGGGCGGTTAAAGGCCGCATAGCTAAGGACAGTGACATAACCGTATTCCAAAACGATGCGAGGACGGTTGAGGGCAAAATGACCACAGGCGTTACGAAAGACATAACAAGAAAGTCCACTACGGGCTCTATACTGGATGAAGCATTTGTTAACTACTCGCAAACCACTATAACAGGGATAACAACGGTAAAATCCGGCACAACTTTGAACATTAAGTCGGTAGGGACTATGACTATACACACTGAAGCCGATATGGACGCTGATTCTGGCACCAGCTGGAATGAAGCGGTAGGGACTACCAAAGTTTCTACTACAGGCGGAACGTGGGATCATACCTCTGGTGGTGATATAACTGTGGTAGGTGGGCCGGACATCCACTTGAACCCATAGGTGAAACATGGCAGAATTTGTGTTTAAAATAAATGGAGAGTTGGTCACTATCACGAATTGGGAGGATGTGCCAGATGAGTTTGATCATGTGATCAAATTTGAGCCAGACCCGATACCAGATGATCACACAGAAGAAGATCATGCGGAAATGGCTCTCTGGAATACACGGTTACAGGAACTAATGGAGAAAGAACGTGCCCGCAGCAACTAGAATTGGAGATGCCGACGTACCACACTGCTCTGGAATGACCAGAGCGGTTGGTTCGCCTAACGTATTCGTAAACAGCATACCTTGGAGCAGACAGAGTGATGTCAATACTGTGCATCTGCTTCCCCCAGCGGTCTGCCCTCCACATGCAGCGCCAATCGCTACAGGATCAACTACAGTATTCGTAAACAGTTTAGGGGCTGGGAGAATAGGAGATGGGATCAGTGCTTGTACCTCTGTTGCAGCTGGAAGCCCTAACGTATTTGCAGGGCCATAGGAGAGTGTAATGGCTGATGAAGAACTAGACGAAAAGGATTTGAAGATTAAAGCTCTTGAGGAAGAGTTAGCACAACACAAACAATTATTTAACATACACAGAGCAGGGCTACAGCCCTATATGGAAGGTATAGTCAAAGAGATTGTGTCTAAATTGCAGATCACGTACAAGGAGAAATAGATGGTAGATTTTACAACTCCGAGCTTGCCAGGCGCTAGTGAGGTTTATAATAAGATTGCTCAGAAGACGGATGAAATAGAAAAAACCGTCAAGGATGGTTTGGATGCCACCGCAAGCGCTCTTACTAGCACGTTGAATGCCGATTTGGTGGACTTGAAGGCCAAAACTAAAGACATGATCCCTGAGTTGGCTGCTACTACACCAGTGAATCTTCAAGCAGAAGTAGAAGGGTTGCTTGCTATGAGTCCAAATTCTACACTATATGCGGAAAAGTTAGCAGGGATAGGTACACAATTCGGGACTGCTCTTAGCTCCGGCGGATATGACTTGGATCAACTGGTTACGGATGGTAGTACAGCACTATCTGGTGCGATTGGTAGTCTAAGTGGAGCATTACCTAATTTTGAATTACCAGCTGGTGCAGAGGAAGCTTTAGAAGTAGCAAAGGGAGCATTACAACCAGCTATAGATGCTGCAAAAGAATTAGCACAGCAATTTTCTACGGATATGTCTGCTGACGATCTAACAGGAATGTATGGAGATGCTTACTCTACACAAACTTTATCGGAAGCATTAACCGGCACAGCTGCAAAATTAAAAACAGCTGCAGAGAATTTTGAAGCAAAAATCACGGCATTAGAGAAACAAAGAGAACAAAGAGCAGCTGAAAGCCGAACTGAATTTATAGACCTATAGGAGAATATTATGGGAAGAAAATCGAGAACACAGTATACGTCACAAGGCCAAAGAAGGAATGTGGTGAACGGAAAATCCAGAAAAAGTGATTGGACACCTTTCCAGCAAATTAACCACAAGGTTAAGGCTTGGACGAAGGGGAAGAAGGTATGGTTGACTGTGCCTAATCCCAATACGAATGAAACCGCAAAACCGTTTGTTCGCAAACTCGCTAGTGAGGTGTGGGGCAAATATACTCCTTATATGATGAAGCAAAGCTGAGAACTTCTGTATAAATACTAAATAAGGAGAACAACTTTATGGCTTTAAATCAAGGTACTAGAAACGAGGATGCATTTTTTGATGCACAAGGAAAAAACAAATCTGCTCGTTCTACAAACATATATGCTGATCTAGATTTATTCTTTGGGCAAAATAATACAGATGGTGATGTAAATCAGACGTATGATGCTCAAGCTGTAAAGAGATCGATACGAAATCTTGTATTGACTAATCAATATGAGAAACCTTTCCATCCAGAAATATATTCTGGAGTAAGGGGTATGTTGTTTGAATTAATGACGCCTACTACTGCTATTATTATAGCAAGACATGTAGAGGACGTTATTATTAATTATGAGCCACGAGCAAGGTTAATAGGCGTCAGAGCGTTTCCAAACCTAGACCGTAATGAATATGAATTATCAATAGAGTTCTATATCGTTAATGCTCCTACGGAACTTGTAACATTAGAACTTGCACTGGAAAGAGTACGATAATGGCAACAAATAATAGACGATTGGATGTAACAGAATTTGACTTTGATGATGTTAAAGCAAATCTGAAAACCTTCCTCAAAGCCCAAAACCAATTTAAAGATTATGATTTTGAAGGAGCCGGTATCAATATCCTTTTAGATACCTTAGCATATAATACTCACTATCTGGGTTACAACTTAAATATGGTAGCGAATGAAATGTTTATAGACAGCTCTTCTCTGCGTTCTAGTATCGTATCCCATGCAAAGACTTTGGGGTATGAAACTACTTCTCCTAAGTCTTCTATGGCGGAAGTTAATATAACCTTGAACGATTCTTCTAAAGGCTCCGCTACTATGCCTGCAGGCACAAAGTTTACAACTAAACTTAATAATATAGATTATCAATTTGTAACTATTTCGGATCACATTGTTGCTAGTACAGGAATGGAAATTCCATTTAAGGATATTAAGATATATGAGGGAACATATGTTACTTCACGGTACACCGTAGATTCTACAAATGTAAATCAAAGATTTCTTATGCCTGAACCAAACTCAGATACAACCACTTTGACGGTCAAGATTCAAACTTCTTCAACAGATACTTCTACTACAACCTATATTAAAGCTACAGACATCTCTCAACTAAAAGTTTCTAGTGAAGTATATTTCTTACAGGAAGCGGAAGCAGGAAAGTATGAAATATATTTTGGAGATGGTGTTACCAGTAGAGGTATTTCGGATGGTAATATAGTTCTCTTGCAATATGTAGTTTCGAATAAAGCAAATGCAAATGGAGCTTCTAATTTTTCTAATGCTGGTGCTATAGATACAGTAACAGATATTACTGTTACCACTATTAATAAGTCTGTAGGTGGAGCGGAAGCGGAAAGTTTAGAATCTATTAAATTAAATGCGCCCTTAGATTATGCTTCCCAAGGCAGATGCGTAACTGCTGATGACTATATGTTATATGCTCGTAAGCTGTTTCCGCAAACTAAAGCAGTTATGGTGTTCGGTGGGGAGAGTGGTTCCTATGATCCTAGTCTTGGGGTTACAGGAACAGCATCTTATGGTAGGGTATATATTTCTATTAAATCTACTACAGGTAATAATTTAACTCAAGCACAAAAAGACCTATTAGTTACTCAACTACAAAAATATAATGTAGCATCTATTACTCCTGTAGTTATTGATCCAGAGATTATTTACCTAATATTGAATACAAGCTTTAAATATGATTCGGGCAAAACTACCAAAGATAAAGCAACGCTCCAAACTCTAGTAACTGATAAGCTATCAACATACAATGAAAGCGAACTAAAGTCTTTTAGTAAGGTATTTCGTCATTCTTATGTTTCTGGTATTATAGATGAAACCGATTCAGCTATTTTAAGTAACATAACTAATGTCACTCTTGCTAAATTTCTTTCCCCGACTCTAGATACAAGTAAAGGTTATTTTGTTTATTTTAATAATAAACTTTATCATCCACACGATGGTCATAATGCTGACCACGGCGGCATTATCTCTTCCTCTGGTTTTTATACATCTACTGATGGAGAACAGATGTACTTTGATGATGACGGTACAGGAGTTCTACGTAGATACCACATTTCGGGAATAACAAGAATATATGATGATGTCGCAGCGGGGTTAGTTAATTACGATACTGGAGCAATAACCATTAATTCTATCAACATTACTTCTATATCTAAAGTTGACGGTTTGGCATCTACTAAGATTAGATTAACTGCTATTCCGAATTCAAAAGATATTGTTCCTGTTAGGAATCAAATTCTAGAATTAGATACAGTCAACTTAGAAGTTGTAGGAGAAATCGATACAATAGCAGTTGGATCGGCTGGAGCAAGTTCAACATACACAACAGCATCCAGTAATCCAACAAACAAACAATACAATGGATAGGAAAATATGGCCCCCTTTGACTCTACGCTGACCACAAAACTATCCCCTCTTATAGAAGGACAGGTGCCTGATTATATTCAGAGCGACCATCCAAAATTTGTGGAGTTCTTAAAACAGTATTACCAGTTTCTAGAAGCTGCGGAAATACAAGTTGACGGCGTTATCAATAATATCATTCTAGAAAATACTACTTCTTGGTATGTTCTACATGAAGATGGTACAAAAGTTGTTGCAGAAACCGGCGTAGGGACTACAGGTAAATTTGAAGAGGGAGAAACTATTACAGGTAGTACGTCTAATGCTACCGCTACAGTTCTTTTAGACGATCTTGACAATTCTACTCCCAAGTTGATTGTTTCCTCTAACCAAAAATTTGAGTTGGGGGAAACGATTACTGGTACTACTACTGGTGCAACAGCTAAAATTAATACGTATAGGCCAAACCCAGTACAAAACATTCAACAAATAATAGATAATGTTAATGTAGATAATACAACCTCATATTTGTTAGATGAAATGTACAGACAGTTTATGGATGCAATTCCAGAAACATTAGCTTCTGGAACTAACAAACGAAATCTTCTAAAAAATGTTAGAGACTTATATTCTTCTAAGGGAACTTCAGAGGGGCATAAACTTTTCTTGAGATTAATGTTTGCTGAAGAAGCAGATGTATTTTATCCAACGAAATATATGTTGCGTACTTCAGATGGCATATGGACTAAGAAATCTATTATACGTTGCTCTAATATAGCTGGTTCGGATGGTGATGATGTTATCGGACAAACCTTAGTAGGACAAACTTCTGGTGCAACTTGTTTTGTTGTTAATGCTGTAACATTTGCTCAGGGTGCGGTTTCTGTTACAGAGTTTACAATAGACATTGATTCTATTACAGGAACTTTTGTAGATGGCGAGACACTACAAGCAGATGGCCTTACTTCATTTACAGAGCAAAAGTTTACCATACAAAAAATTATTACAGACGGTGTTGTAGATAATCCTGGCATACTGTACTCTACAGGTGATGTTATTTCTTTAGAGAGAGGCGGCAACAATGCAGCTAGAGCTCAAGTTAATACAGTAACCGTAGGTGACATATCTCAAATTATTATCGATGATCCAGGCCAAGATTATCGGGTAGGGGATGAATTAGAATTTTCTACTGACTCTGCAGCTGTATCAGCTAAAGCTCATGTTTCTATTATCGGTGGTTCTATGATATTAGAGGACAGCGATAACTCAGATGGCTATGAAGATTATCTGGAATGGGAAACACGAACAAACTGGAGTTATCCAGAATTAGAAATTAAATTAGAAGATGACAGCGGTAGATTTGTTTTAGATGGTACAGATGGTTCGAGTACTGATGAAGATTGGTTTTTTATCATGGAAACAGGGACGGGAAGATTACTTGTTCCTGATCAAAGCGATAGCCAAAGAATGGTTATAGAGGCTGGTACAGAATCTACCTACGGACAAATTGGTGGTATTATAATTACTGGCACAGGCTCTGGTTATAATTCCTTACCTACAGTTACAGTTACTAGTACTAACGGTACTGGAGCAAAGGTTATACCTACAACAAAAAATATTGGCCAAATACGAGATATACAAATATTAGATGCTGGATTTAATTATAAGGCAGCTCCTGTAGCTACAGTTGATGCACACTTCGTTCTTAAAGATGTAACAGGTTCTTTTTCTGGAGGAGAAGCCCTAACAAGTCATGAAGGAAAAATAACAGGATATGCTGCTGATACTCAAGTAATGACTGCTGCTATTGAAGATGTTATTCGTGTTAAGATGGAGCAAGAGACAGGAGATGTTACTGAATTTGTTCAATTAGAAGTTCCAACGGATGATGTGTTTAATAGAATGTTAGGCGATAATGTTTTAGAAGGAAACCTAGTACAAGAACTACTGGACAGAGAACTAGACGATACGGACAGTACAGCAATAGCTCTTAGGACAGAATTGAGAACTGGTTTAGAAGATAGACTTGTTGCTGATGCTACGAATACCACTAAAGTACAAATCCGCCTGGAACGTGAT